CGTTCTCGACCGCGCCCGAGACGCTCACGTCGCAGAAATCCTCGCCGAGTTGCCGCTCCGTCGAGAACTCGTAGACTGCAGCCCAGATGTCGCATTCCCGCTGAGTCCAGTTAGCCTCGATACACCGCAGGTACGGCAGGTCTTGCGGCCCCGGCCAGACGCTGCCCGGTGTCGGCAGGGACGGATGAAACAGATCCGCCTCATCGACAAGGTAGCTGAGCTGCCCGGTCATGCCCTTGGAGTCCTGGTGGAGCGTCGCGGAGGCCGGTATCAGTTGGTCCTGGACTGCCATCTACGCAAACCTCGGTTGCGGCTGGGTGTTCGCCGCCGTCCTCTTGATCGCGGCCTCAACGTCGGGCGAGAACTTGACGGTAGCCGGCTGTCCCGGCCTTGCCGCGGCGCCCGCGTTAGCGCTTGCCGCGGCAGGCTTGGGCGCGGCAGGCGTTTTTGCGCTCTTGCCCATCCCGACTATCCGCTTGAAGAAGTTCGCAATGGCCCCGAGCATCGCCGTCAGCCGCCTTACCGTCGCGTCGTAGATCGCCTTCCAGAGATTCGAGAAAAACGTCTTGAGCGTGCCCCATCCCTGCATAATCTTGGACGGCAGGCTGATAATCCAGTTGACGTAAGCGGTAAAAATCCCCGCGATGCCCTTCCACAGGTTCGCAAAGAATGCCTTTATCGGCTCCCAGTGCTTGATGACGGCATAGACGGCGAGCCCTATGCCTGCGATGGCCGCCACAAGCGGCGCAATCGGGCCTAATGCCGCGATCCATGCCTGAATGAACGACAGTTTTGCGATGTTCGCCGCCACCGACGCGGCCATCACCGCCGTTTTCAGCGTTGACAGCAGCGCCACGACCTGCATCAGCGGCCCTGTCATGGCCACAATGCCCGCGAGCGCCAGCGTCGCGTTCTGAATCGGCTCCGGCAGGCTGAAAAAGCCCGCCACAGCCTTTGTCACGAAACCCGCAATGCGCTTCTCCAGGCCATCGAGTTTGTCGTCAAACTTGGCAAGCGCCGCCACCACCCGCGTGCCCAAGACGTTGCCGGAGTCGTGCGCCGCTTGCGTCATCTTGTCCATCTCCTCCTTGCTCATCGCGAGGATCGGCGCGATCTCGGCCACGTTGCGGCCGAATATCTGCGTTGCCAGGGCGTTGCGCCGCGTCGGATTCTCCACCTGCTGGAGCTTCGCGATAAGCTCCGGAAACAGAGCGTCCATCGAGCGCAGTTGCCCATCCGCCCCTGTGACGCTCACGCCCAACTCCTGCATCACCTTTGCCGCAGGCCCGCCGCCCTCCTCGATGCCAAGCAGTTTGCGCTGAAGAACGCCTGTCGTGTTGGTCAGCCCCTCGAATGACAGCCCGGAGGTGTCCGCGATGTATTTCAGCTCCTGCAGCCGCGTCGTCGAGAGTCCCGTCGCCGCGTTGAGGTTGCCTAACTCTTCAGCCCACGCCGCCTGACTCGATGCCGCCTTGAACGCGGCCGCCCCCGCGGACGCGAGCGGCAGCGTGACGCGGGTGGTCATCTGTTGGCCGACCTGCCCCAGTTTGCCAGCAAATCCCGTTGCCTTGCTGCCCGCCGCGTCGAGTGCCTTCACGAACTGTTTGTTGTCGAGCCGCAGCGCCGCCCACAGCTCGCCGATCTTTAGCGCCATAGCCGCCTCACTGCCGCCTCTGCCCCGTCCTCGTCTATCACGTTACGGTTATGCTCCATCATCAACACTGTCGCGCTGTTCGGACTCAGACCCTGCACCAGCGCGCAGAAGCGCCGCCAGCTCATAGTCTCGACCGCTGCCCCGAGGTCGATGCCGTACTCCCGCTGAAAATCGGACTCGATCACGCACCAGTCCCGGAGGAATCTGTCTGCCCCGGAGCCGCCCCCGGGGCCGTCGCTTCCCCCGAGGCCGGGCCTGTGTACTGCTCCATCGCCCAGCCGACGATCTCAGCCAGCGCCTCAACGTCCACGCCGCTGCCGAGCAGCCGCTCGAGCTGCTCGTCTCCGAACAGGCTTAGAGCGATCTCCATCATCTCCGCCTGCGGCACGTTCGCCTCCGCGCCGTACTGCCGCTGCAGGCGCATCGCCCGTATCGGAATCACCGCCGGAAGCGTCGCCGGTAGAACGTAGTCCGCGCCCCGGATGCGAAACGTCAGCGGCTCCGCCTTGCGCTCCGCCTCCCAGGCGTCAAAGTCCCTGTAGCGTGTCGTCATCAGGCGATCAGGTCGCCGCTCTGCTTTATTGTGCAGCCCCAGGCGCTGCCCTCGTCAATCGAGCCGCCGAGTTCGTCCATCGTCGCCGAGCCGTAGAACTCCCGCGTTGTGACACCCCCGGGAGAGGTGAGCTTGAACTGCCCGATGGACGCCGAGTCCACCGCCTCAGCCAGCGCCTCGACTGCAGCCTGCCCCTCGTCCCAGTCACCGTCCGCGTCCTCGACCCTGAACCCTTTGAGCGTCAGCTCCGCGTCGCGCCGCGCGATCAGGTGCCGGCTGTAGGTCGTGTCGATGTTCGTCGTGATGTCCGCCTCGCTCGATGAGAGTTTCAGCGTGCGCTCGGTCAACCCCTTGATCTCCACGTACTGACCGTCGGTGTAGATGTAGACCGTCCAGCCGCGGCCCAGTTTGATGTCTGTCGCACCCGTTGCCATGTTATGCTATCTCCCGTGCCGGGTTCCAAACCCAGACTGTAAAGTTGATGGACCACTCGTGGCGGCCCTTCACGTCGCGGCCGATGTGGTACGGCCCGGAGTTGTTCGCCATGATCTGCTGCACGATCTCGCCGCCCGTCACGATGGCCGCGTCCGGGACCAGCCGGTGCAGCAGGTTGTATATCGTCTCGGCGATGGTGTACGAAGCCCGGCTGTCCTGCGCCGTGCCGCGCACCAGCACCTGCACCGCCTTCTGCTCCAGCCCCGCGGCTGTGTTCGGCGGCGATCCCGCCCGCGTGTAGACGCCGATACAGGTGTCCGGCGTCTCCGGAAGCACCTCGAGATACACGGACGGCAGCCCGTCCACAGTGCCGAGATACTCGACGAGGTCGGCGGATATCATCAGCCGATGGCGCCCGTGCCGGCAATGCACACGTCGAACACGACCGCGCCCGCCGACGGGTTGCTGATCAACAGCAGGTCGCTCGTCCCGTCCACGACCGTGATGCCGTCCACCGGGTCGGTGACGAGGAACATGCCGCCCGCGCCGACGTTGATCTTGTCCGATGCGGAGTCAGCGAACAGCGCCAGCGGCGTGTTGCCCCCGCCGATGTCGAGACCGTAGCCCGCCGTCGCGGTCTCCAGCTTGAGGAACACCTTTTTGACCTTCGCGAACTGCACCTCCCCAAAGCCGTTGTTCAGCGCGACCGCCGACGTGCCGGTCGTGGTGTTGTTCATGTCGAGGATGGTCGCCTGCCCGCTCGTGAGCGTGATCTTGTCGTGCCAGTTGACCTGCACGGCGTTCGCCGTCGTGCCCGCCACCCAGGTCTGCACCCAGCTTTTGCTGAGCGCGTCGGTTATCACGCTCAGGTCGAGGCTGTTGCGCTGCGTGTCCTTGAGCTGCACGGTTGTCGTGCCTGAAATGTACGTCAATGCCATAGTAGTGTCTCCGTTAGAATTCGAGTTCTGACTTCAGCCATGCGAGGATGCGGTCATGGTTTTCGTTGCAGGCGCGTTCGAGCCATTTGCCCTCCCGGCCACCCTGAAAGTTGTACTCCGGGTGCTCGTGCAGCCGGACGGCATACGGCGTGTCGTAGCTGACCACAGCGATCAGGTCGGTGTCGCCGAGGCTCGCCTCCCCCGACTTCATCAGCGTGGTCCAGTCGAGCGGCACCATCCGGTTAGCCTCCTCGAGCAGGTTGTTCGCCGCGCGGTCGAGCGCCTTCAGCGCCTTCTCGCGGTTCACCATCACCTTGATCTTCGACGTGTCGAAGTCAACCTTGACGCGCATCTACACCATCTCCACGAGAGTTGACTCGTAGTGGTGGACCGTGCCCGCGTCGCGCAGCTCCTCGACGGCTGTCACGGCCATCGTCATAGTCTGCGAGTTTGCCACCCAGGTCACCTTGTCGCCCGTCGCGATGGCAGTTGCCGGGCCCGTCACCATCCAGTAGCGCGGCTCGTCCGCCTGTGTGTGCGTGCCCTCGCCGACCGCCTGCCCCAGCCCAGTCTGCGTCGTAACAGGCTCAATGTAGGCCGCCAGAGTAGTCGAGGTCGCGTCCCACGCCGGACCATACGACGTCGGCGTGTCGGCCTTATAGAGCGCCACCGTCTCCGGTAGCAGGTCATCCATCAGCGCCGGGATCGCCATCAGAACGAACTCTCCCCGGGCACACTCGTGCCCGCCTGCGCCACGCCGCGGTACAAGAGGCCCGCCTTCATCAGCGCGAAGCGCACCCGCGACTGGGTCCGCGCGTCTATCGGCACCGTCGAGGCGCCGGGTTGGTTGACGGTGAGTTTGCCGATGGTGTAGCTCGTCACGGTCGAGGCCGTCGATGCCGCGTTGCGTATCCAGTACTCGCAGAGTGCGCATGCCGCGCTTTTCGCTGCCGCCACATGCGTCGCCTCCGTTGTATCCACGCGGTTCAGCGCGTAGTAGTCCACCTCCTCAGACGCCCGCGCCAGCATCCGGTCCACGTCATCCGGCAGGTCGTCCTGCGAGAGCGCCATATACTCCGCCAGGTCAGCCGATGTTGCATACACAGCCATCAGCGCTTACCTCCCGCCCTCTGCCGCAGCGTGTGGTAGTGCAGCACGCTGTCGTCGTCGCGGCTCCTGAACGTGATGCCGATGCTGTGAGCGCCCACGTCCAGCGTCGTGTAGCCGCCCTTGTAGATGCTCTTCCGCAGGCTGTCCGCCTTCGGGTAGAGCGCCCCATCCGCCGCGTTGTAGTAGCCGTTCGCAACGCCGCCCTGATCAGAGGTCGTCGTCGAGTTCATCAGGTAGCAGACGCCGCCGTTACTCCACAGGTTGAAGCTGTGATAGTGCGCCCCGACGAACAGGTTGCAGCCCCCGGCCTCAAGCACTGCCGCCAGCGCCGCGCGTGAAGCATACTTCGGGTTCGCCGACTCGTTCGCAACCTCCCAGTAGTACGGCGCATAGTGCCCGTGAACGATCTTCCACGTCGCGTTCGTGTTCCTCAGCGCCTCCGCCAACCATGCCAGCCGCGTCGCC